CGGAACGCCTCGCCGAGCGCTTCGATGACGTCGTAGATGGGCTTGATGTCCCAGTTAGAGGCAACTTTCAGGTGCACTTTTGCGGGGCCGGGCCCGACGTGATAAGTGACGGGCAAGCCGCCACGCCAGTCTTGGGGTTCCGCCGCGGCGTCACCTCGTCCGGATGCAACGGCTTGATGCTGAGCGGGTACCCATCCGTATCGCGGTCACAGATCAGCCCATAGAAGTTCCCGCGCAGTGTCAGGGAGACCATGACTTGCACGAGCCAGTCCTGGAGCGTCCCCTCAACCCACGGGCACTGAAGTAACGGCGGCGGATCTACTTCAACCCGGGTCCGATCCTTCGACTTACGGTAAGCGCGCAAGGGCAGCGTGCTGACATCGTTTGCGAGTGCCTGCACGCAGGTATGCACCACTGAGATCGACATGGCAACGTCTTCGTTGATCGCAACACCGGCGGCGCCGAGTGCTAGCGACCCGTTGGTTGGGATCCAACTTGAGCCCCACTCGAGGCGCGGGTCGGCACCACGCCGCTCGATACCGCTCAGGCGCCGGAGGATCGACATAAAAACACCCGCCCGATCCCCTCGCGTATCCGCCGTTCATGCGGTAGGCTGGTACAATGGTGGATAGAAAACCGTGTCCCCGGTGTGGTGGCCCTAAGGGTACCGCGCCGAGCCGGCAGAAGCTTTGCCCATCGTGCCATGGGACGTGTTCCGTATGCGGAGCCGAGCCCTCGCGCGACAGCAAGGGAATGTATCGACCCCAATGCGAACCGTGCCGATGGACTCACGGCCGCCGAGCCACCTGCTGCACGTGTGGTGGTGAGAACACCGGTTCCCATCCGTCGTATTGCTCCGCATGCTGGCGTACATACCGGCGCGAGCGGGAAAGAAAGCGCGCGCTGGCCAACCCTGAGAAAGCAGCCGCCGGCCGGCGGCAGAAGCTCAAGAGTTCCTACGGGCTCACCCCCGAGGAGTGGCAGTCGATGTCCGACACCCAGGAGGGGCGATGTGCCGTCTGCGCCCGCGTTCCGTCCGGGACGCGCACCCGCCTCTGTGTCGATCACTGCCACACCACAGGAAGAATCCGCCAGTTGCTCTGCAACCGATGCAACATGGCAATCGGGCTCCTGGACGAGAACCCCGTCACGCTGGCTTCCCTGGCGCGCTATCTCGCGAAACACGCCGAGCCGTCCGCACCAATGCGACACGCGCCCGAACGGGCGCGATCACGCGCTTGACTGCGACAGTCGCTGCCGCGTCGTCGAACGAGTAGCCGACCACAAGGAGTGCCAGCCCGAGCGCGAGCAGCCCGGTCACGCACTCCAGGCGATAGGTCTGCCAGACGGACGCAGCGAGCACCCCGCAGGCGAAGCCTGCCAGCTCGAGCAGGGTCGACACGATCTCAGACGACCGGCGGGTCGACAACCGGCGGGTCGACAACTGGCGGGTCGACAACCGGCGGGTCGACAACCGGCAGCAACTCATGGACGCTGGCGAGCGCGGCGGGGAGCGCCGCGACCGCAGCGTTCAGCGCGCTCGTGTCGACTGCGGGGACCGCGTGGAGCGCCGCGATGTCCGCAGCGACCTGCGCGACAGCGGAGTTGATCGCCGCGACGGCGGCGTCTACGTCAGCCTGGGCTGCCATTACCGACTCGATTCTCTCTAGGATCCTGTGGAGCAGGCGCTGGATCTCGTCGTGGTGGAACATCGCACGTCCAATCCTAGCGGGTCACATGCCCCACAACACGACCGTGGCCGTGGTCGTCGAGTTGATCACGAACGACGACGGCGGGGTGTCCCAGGCGAGTTCGGTCGGCCATTTGTTTGAGATGGGCACTCCCGTGTCGCCGGAGACGCCCTTCAGGGTCAGGACGGTGCTCGATGGCGGGTTGGGGGTGACGCCGCCCGCAGCGGTCGCGTTGGGCGGCCAGATGACCATGCAGGTCATGCCGGTCGGCACGGTGATTGTGTTGGCGCCTACCCCGAGGGCCACTGTGTTGACGTAGGCGAGCGCCGCGTTGCTCGTGATAGCGGCAGGCCCGAAGGTCCGCCCGCCGTCAGGGCCTCCGGACACGGTTCCCTGGATCGTCAGATTACCCGCGGCCATCGTCAGACTCCCTGTCCCGCTCCAGCGCTGCGCCAAGGTCGACGACCCGCGACTTCCTAACCCTACCAGCGCCGTTCTCGATCGCGTAGCCGCGCGCAGCGTAGGCCAGGACGGCCGCGACCGCGGCGTCGATCTTCACAGTGCCCCGCTTCTTGGCCAGTTTTCGGTGGAACTCCGGCTTGCCGGGCTCGCGGTCGCGCTTCCGTGAGCCGTTGACGATCACAGCGTCCAGAACGTGTTGGGTCAGTACCGAATCGCCGTTGTGCGTGAGCATCCGTCCCTTGCACGCCTCCAGGAAGCGGTCGATAGCCTCGTCCACCTTGCCTTCGACGTTTGTGGGGAACTCGATCACTTTTTTCGGCCATTTCGCGCTCCAAACGTCCAAATAATCCCCCCATTTGGACGGGTCCGCGTACAAATATTCCACCTTGTAGGCGGCAAAAAGGGCCCGCATGGTCGAATCAACCTCCTCGCGGGGCACTCGCCAGGCCCCGTCGACCTCCCGAGGCGCCCACCAGCCTCCTCGGAACAGGCGGCCGTCCGAGACTCGGGATACCCAGATCACCGTGTGGTCGTCGCTGCGTGACCCGTCGAAGCCCAGGCAGACAGCCTGCTTCGGCTTCAGATTGTCATCCGCCGTCAATTCCGCCCACAACGGGGCCGCGATGAAGTCGCTCGCGCCCGCCACGACCTCGTTCAGGAAGAACCGTCGGGCATCAGCCTCGGCCACTGAGGGATCACGGATCTCTTCGGCGATACGGTGCATGTCGACCCACCCGCCCGCAGATGTAGCGCTGTCCCCGTACACGTACTCCAACTCAGCGAGCAGTGCCGCGTCATCGTTGAAGTCCACATGGACCCGTGCTGGTCGGTAGTCGATCAACACGCCCGGCGCCTTGCCCTCGATCGTCGATTGCGCCACCGAATGCTCGCTCGGGTCGTAGGCATTGGTGACCTGCATCCACGAGCCGCCCATCCCAGCCGCGTTCCTGGACATGGCCGCGAACATCTTGATCCCCCCGGTGGGGGGTGTCATCAGATGGCTCTCCGTGGCCGTGAAGAAGGTCAGCCGCTGGCCCAACCGCGACCTGGCAGCCGCAGTCACCGGCTCAATGCGCCCCCCGCCAGGAAGATTCACGCGCGTCTCGCCCAGATCGATACCGGGCAGGTTGGCGAGCGGACCCTCCCGCGCCATGGTCAGGATCGGCCTCCACGTGTTTGCGGCCTGCTCCTCCGACGTGGCGGCACATTGCTGCCACGGGGTCGCCCACGGCTTGCCGACCGGCTCACCGGCGGCATCCCACCCATCGAAGCGGCAGGGGCCGAGCGCCTCGAACCAGACGATCGAGGCAGCCAGGGGGTCCTTCCCGCTCTTCTGCGGACGGCAAAAGCACGCCCCGTACCTGCGGCGGCGCCCAGTGTCAGTCAGTTCGTAGAACTTCCACAGGAAGTTCTGTTGTTCTCGGGTCAACAGGAATGGCGCGCCCATCCTGTCCCCGTCCGGGATGACGACGTTCTCCTCGATCCAGTCGATCGCGATCGCGCCGAGACTCGGTCTCTCCCCTCTGACCTGCGGGCCACGCCACGGCACTACAGCCCGCCGTGGTCGAGGCGGTCGTGGTGAGACTGGCACAGTCGGGAGTAGTGGGCGATGTCGAGCGAGTAGGCGCACCCATTCTGTCCGCCCCGCGGGAGCGTGGCCACATCCACGCGATCGTGGCGGAGTGCTACCTGCAACCGGCCGCGGCACGTCCCGTCGATCATCTCGCAGATATGCGGCAATAGTTCTCTGTGCCTATCATGCGCCTGCCCGTACCCGACGAAGTCCAAAGTGTTTGCCGCAGCGACGGCAGCCGCGTGCTCAGGTGACTTCTTCCGCCCGGAGTGCGAGGCGGACATCTTGGCTCGCGTCTCGTCAGACATCTTCTTGCCGCGGTGGAAGTCTCCTACCTTGATCTTCGCTTCAGGGGACATTTTCTTCCCGGTCTGCGCAGCGGACATCCGCGCCCTGGTCTGCTCGGACTTGGGCCGGCCCTTGAGCGAGGCGGCAATCTTGGCTCGGGATTCCGGGGTGTGTGCCACGCGCGCACCCTACCAGCATTTCAGTCCTCGGGCACGTATCTCCGTACTGGTCTGGCGATAGACAGGATCGGCGTAACCTCGGCGTCGGCCTCCGGCGCCTCGACCGACCAGCGGAGGGCGGCCATGCCTTGCGGGTTAAGTCCGAGCGCCGACTCCAACCGAGCGGCGGCTGTCTGATCCACAGCTTCCCCGTCGCGGTCGGCCCGGATGGCGGTGATGACGTAGCGCGCCACGACATCCAGGGGGGCGTAGCCGCGCTCCCACATCAGGGCCTGGGGCGTCGCCCAGAGGCGCTTCCACTTCGCCAACTGGGCGGGTGTCGGCTGCCTGGTTTCGAGCGGCCACTTCGGGGGCGGGCCGGGACGCCCCGCGCGGGGTAGGACTACGGACCCGACGACGGGTGGCGGAGCGATCCGTTTCGACCGCGATCGCGGACTGTCTGGTTTGGGCCCATTCATGCCGATCTCACTCTCATTTCTGTCACTCTGTGTAGATAATCTGACGGGGTGTTACCCATTTTAGATCAGGGCGCGTTTCGCGCGGAGGG